AAAATGGAACAATTTGGACACCTTCTCAATTCCAAGATTTGACCTTTAAACTTAATAAGGCAAAATTTGTTACAAGTGGAACTCTTACTTGGTTTAATAGCGACATATTACCTCAAGGGGTAAATTCTGCTGCTCTTGAAGAAAATCCAATTGAAGGTTTACCAAGAAAGTTAAAATTACCTGTAACTGGTATTACTGCAAACGAGACAGCAAAACTTCTTACTGGAGTAAAAGTTGGTCAAGGTGGAGTAGCAGTTAATCCACAAAATGAAGGTATCACCGGATTCATTGAAGCAACAGGTGGACCAATTGGAGCAACAGGAACTGGTAGTGTTTCTATCGGTAATAGTGGATCTGGATACAAACCAGGAACTTACACAAGTGTAAATCTATTCCCAATTTCTGGTAAAGGAACTGGAGCACAAGCAGATATTACGGTTGATGCTTCTGGTGGCGTTACAGGTGTAGATATTGTTACTGTTGGATCTGGTTATCGTAATGGTGAGGTTGTAGGTGTTACATCTGCAACTGGAGGTGGTGGTAGTGGTGCAAGAATCACAATTAAAGATCATAACAGCACCTTTGACACACTGTATATGACTAATGTTTTGGGTGAACATTATACACAAGGTGAAGCATTAGTTTATTACACTGAACCAGATAATCACTTGTCAAGAACTGCACTTACTAGTGGTGCAAATGTTGGAACCAACGGATCATCAATTTATGATACCAAATATGTTGGAAATGTTATGCGTATCAAACAGCATAATCATGCCCATCATGGTGGAAACAATAAAATTGAAATTGTAGACATTATTCCAGACAGTCCAAAAACTGAAATTAACTCATCGTTTGGTTTAACTGATACAACTGTATCAGTTGCAAACACCTCAGTATTTGGAACTGGAGAAGGAATTTCAACAAGCAAAGGTTATGCTCTTATTGGTAGTGAGGTTGTTTCTTTTAGCAACATTGTTGCTGGACAATCAGGTGCAGGAGAACTTTCCATTGATGCTAGAGCATTAAATGGAACTGTTAAGGTTTCTCATGATGCTGGAGCATCTATTCAACCTTATGAAGTAAATGGTGTTTCTCTGATGAGAATCAATAAAGTTCATAATATTCCTGGAACTTATTACAAAAATGAAAGTTCTGATCTTGATAGTTACTTCATAGAAATTGATAGAACTACCCCAACTAATAGAACAACCGGTGATGGTTTATTGAATTTTGGTTCTGAAAAGGGATTTGGTGGTGATACTGTTGGTGTTTCTCAAAATTACCAATTTAGCACTTTGATTCCACAATTCAATATAATTACTCCTGGAAAAGGAACTACTGCAAGAACATTTGTTAGAACTATTTCAGGAACTAGTGCTGGTGGAACAGAGGTATCATTCCAAGATCAAGGTTTTGAACCATGCCCACTTAATAAACCAATCAAGTTTGCAACCCCAAGAATGGTTGCTTCCAAAGCAAATGAAACTGCAAGACTTACAACACTTCCACAAAATAAGTCACTTACACTGAGAGTTGAATTTGCAAGTGAAAATGAAAATGTTTCACCAATAATGGATGCTCAAAATGCAACATTTGTTCTTGGAAGAAACAAATCCAACAAACCAGTTGATGACTATGTTCTTGATGCTAGATCTAATTCTATTGAACAAGATCCACATGGAGCAATATTCCAAACTAAGGCTATTTCTCTTAGCCAACCAGCAACAAGTTTGAAAGTTATCATTGCTGCTAGTAGACAAGAAGGTGCTGACTTTAGAGTTCTGTATCAACTGTTCAAGGCAGATTCATCGGAAGTTGTTCAAAAGTTTGTACCATTCCCAGGTTATGATAATTTGAGGGATACTGATGGTGATGGATTTGGTGATATGGTTATCAATCCAGATAAAAATAGTGGTAGAGCAGATGCATTTGTTGTTCCTGATGTAGTTGGAGGATTCTCCGAATATCAATTTACTGCAAATAATCTTGATCAGTTTAATGCTTTCGCATTGAAGATTGTAATGTCATCTACAAATGAATCAACACCTGTTGCACTTAAAGACTTTAGAGCAATCGCACTTGCATAATTATGGATAACGAAGACTTAATTCCTGTTGAAGGAGAAATGCATCTCTTTAGAGATCGTAATACTGGAGCTATTGTGAGCAATGATAGATCCAGTTACGATCAATATATGAGAATGAAACGTAAAAGACAGACAGAACGAGAAGAATTGGATATACTTAAGAAGGATATTGAAGAAATCAAATCGTTACTTAGGGAGCTTACAAATGGATCCAAATGAAATTACATTGGACAATCTTTCTAAAAGTTTTGAATATACAAAACTCGCTAAAGAAATTGATTCTTGTGATGATAGGCAAATTTTAAAAGATATTGCCAAATCTTATGCCAAACTTTATTTAAAGCAACAAGAAGTTGTTGGTAGATTGGGACTTGAAGGAATATAAATATATTTACATCCTGATCTGTATATCATAAATGGCTGAAATTAAAGTCAGAGTAGGTCAACAACCAGCAGTAAAAGTAATATCTTCTCTTGCAGGTGCCCAGGGTCTCTCTTTGGCGGAGCTCAGTGATGTTAGTGCTTCTAACTTGCAGAATGGTATGGTGCTTGTTTACAACAGTAGCATCAGAAAATGGGAGGCAACACTTACCCTGACGCCAGGCGCAACGCAGAATTTAGACATCAACGGAGGAAATTTCTGACATGGCAAGTATTATTAGGATTAAAAGATCCTCAGGTACTAGCAAACCAGCTACTTTACAATGGGGTGAATTTGGTTATGTAACTGGTATTGGTAGTTACGGAGGAACAAACCAATATAAGGACAGAGTTTTCCTTGGAGATGATGGTACTAACGCCAATCCTATTGGTGGTTATTACTACACCTCAATGATGGAGCACACCCCTGGTAATATACCAGCGGCGTCTCATAATACTAGAAACCAAGACAGGGGTGTTGTTGCCATCATGGCACCTGCAACAAACTCTGGTTTGGGTGGTGCCGAATCACTTAAGGTTGATCAGTGGAACGTAGACAACCTTAGAATAGATACTAACACCATTTCATCTACTAATACTGATGGAGATATCATCCTTGATCCACATGGATCTGGAGAGGTTGTTATTCCTGATGATACCTTCCTCACATTTGGTAATGATAAAGATGCAAAGATTGAATATGATGAAAATGGTGTCAATGGGATACAGGTAACAGGTGCTGCGTGGACTTATAATACTCAAGTCAATATCACCACTGGTCTTAACATTGGTAATATCGGCATATCTTCAAATGTCATTTCCACCAATGCAGGTGGTGGCAACGAACTTTACATTGATCCATATCCCGATGGATTGAGTAATGAAGGTAAGGTTATTATCAAAGGTGACTTACAAGTTGATGGTACTACAACAACTGTTAACTCCACAACTTCAACATTAAACGATGCTATCTTCCACCTCGGTGATGTAACCAGCACCAGAACGGTGATGGCAGAGCATACCAGTGGAACTAATGTAATTACTTTAGATTCTGTTGTTGGCATCAACACTGGAGATATCATTGCTCATGGAAGTATTCCCAATAATACTTCCATTACTGCTTACAACACAGGAACAAAAGTTGTTACGATGTCAGCAAGCTCAACTGCTGGTATCTCAACAACTGAACAGGTTACTATCACACATGCATATGATAGTAATACTGATAGAGGTATTTCTTTTACATATAATACAAGCACTGGAACTGCAAATAACAAGGATGGTTTCTTTGGTTTTGATGACAGTTCTATTGCAGATAGTGCTGCTGATGCAGACAATCACGGCACTCATGCTGATGATAGCAGAAGATGGACCTATGTCCCTGATGCAACTATTTCAAATAGTTTGGTAACAGGAACTAAAGGTTTCCTGGATATCAAAGGTATCTATTATCAATCTGGTGATTTTGCAACTGGTGGTGTTGTATTCTTCGATGACACTGGTCTTCAAAGATCTACAAACGCACCTGCTGCTCCAGTTATTACTTCTAAGCAAGTTCTAACTGCTATCACCAAAAATACTTTAACTCTTGGTGCAAATATTACTGCAGCAACTGGTGATATTATCAGACAAGATAGTACCAATGCATATGGTGTTGTTGAATCTGGAGTTACTAATAGTAGCACTGTCAACTTGATTGGTGTTGAGGGAACATTTAATACTTCAAACAATTTGAGAAGAGAAGGACAAAGTGGCGCAATCGCTAACCTTGCTTCAGTTCCTAGTGCAGTTTCTGTAATATATACTAATAAGCCCCATTGGACTTCAACAATGGACGGGGGTACATTCTGAGGTAATTAATGGAAAATCAAAGTGAAGTGGATGTTAATGTTCTCATTAAAATATACAATTCTAAACTAGCAGCAGTATCAAATCAAAACGTTCTTCTTGAGGCAAAGTTAGCAACAATGTCTCAAGATTTTCAAGAACAAATAAATGCTCTGCTTCAAGAAAATGCAGACCTCAAGGCAAAATTAGAAGGTTAATATGGCAAAACCATCAACTAGGCAAGGACTAATCGATTATTGCTTGCGTCAACTTGGTGCTCCAGTGTTGGAAATCAACGTGGATGATGATCAGATTGATGATCTAGTTGATGATGCAATTCAATATTTTAATGAACGCCACTATGATGGTGTTGAAAAAATGTATCTCAAGTATGAGATAACTCAAGGAGATATTGATAGAGGACGTGCTGCTTCTTCAGCAGGATCAAATACAGTTGATCCAAAAGCAGGTGTTGGAGTAACCTTTACAACAGGAACTTCTACTATAGTTGGAACAGCAACTACTTTTAGTTTCTACGAAAATTCAAATTATATTCAAGTTCCAGACTCTGTTATTGGAGTTGAAAAAATATTTAAGTTTGATACTAGTTCCATCTCAGGTGGAATGTTCAGTATTAAGTATCAACTATTTTTGAATGATTTGTATTACTTCAACTCTGTTGAGTTGTTGCAATATGCGATGACTAAGTCTTATCTTGAGGATATTGATTTTTTACTCACTCCAGATAAGCAAGTAAGATTTAACAAAAGACAAGATAGATTATATTTGGATATTGACTGGGGATCTCAATCAGCAGGAGAGTTTATCATTCTTGAGTGCTATAGAGCATTGGATCCTGCATCATTTTCACAAATTTATAACGATAGTTTCTTAAAACCATATCTCACTGCATTAATCAAACGTCAGTGGGGTAGAAATTTAAGTAAATTTAGAGGAGTCAAACTTCCAGGTGGTCTTGAGATGAATGGTGATGGTATTCTGCAACAAGCAGAACAAGAATTGGCAGACATTAAAGCACGAATGTCTTCTGAATATGAACTTCCACCCCTCGACTTTATTGGATAATGGCACTAAATCCGTTCTTTCTTCAAGGGACTGCATCTGAACAAAGATTAGTCCAAGATCTAATAAACGAGCACCTAGCAATGCATGGTGTGGAAGTTACGTATATTCCAAGGAAATATGTAAATAAAAAAACTGTACTTGAAGAAGTTCAAACTTCAAAATTTGATGATAATTTTGCAATTGAAGCATATGTGAACACATATGATGGATACGGCGGTGCTGGCGATATTTTAACCAAGTTTGGAGTTAGTGTTCGCGACGAACTGATTCTAACCATCTCAAAAGAAAGATTTGAGGATTTTATTGCCCCATTTATGGCGGGGCAAGATGATGGAACAGATGATTCGATCATGCCAACTCCAACTCGCCCAAGGGAAGGTGATTTAGTTTATTTTCCACTAGGACAAAGATTATTTGAAGTAAAGTTTGTTGAACATGAAGATCCCTTCTATCAGTTGGGTAAAAATTATGTGTATCAACTTAAGTGTGAACTCTTTGAATATGAAG